TCTCCTATGAGGCGGACACTTCACCCGTGTCCGAGGGGGTTTAGGCACATTGTGCCTGATTTTTACGCAATCTTCACTTTTCGGAACGCATCTTTACGGTACACGTACTTCACGCCCGGTTTCTCAAGCTCCACCTTGCCCTTGGGAGGGCGCTCCAGCTTCGGGACTGGCGAGGGCTTGAGCATTTTGGAAGTTTTGTTGCTGGACTTGGGCGGCATGTTGCGCTCCTTGTAGGTTGAGGCTGGCCTGATCGAAGCCAGTCTTGGCTTGGACCGTTGCGGCCTTGAGTTGGAGGTTGGCCTGATCGTCGGCGATCTCGGCTTGGGTGCGTTGCTGGTCCAGAGCCAAGCGGCCTTGGTCGATCTGGGTGCGAGCCTGATCGCGCTTGGCGTTTTGCTCGAGCTCCTGCTTCTTCAGGCCCACCAGCGGGTCTTCTTGGTTGCCGGACAACTGCTCTTGCATCTGCTTCATCTGCTGGAAGAACTCGGCGACCTTCAAAGCCACCATCGCTTCGCGCTGCAAGGGCGATACCAGCCCCTCGGGGTCGGTGCCGTACTGACGGAAAATCTCCGCCTCGGTCCATTCCTCGGCTTTGAGGCGGATGTGGTCGAAGCAGTGCTTCTGGAGGTTGGTTGCCACGGCAGGCATGGAGCCCACCAGAGGCGACAAACCAAACATCAGGTGCGTCATGATGTGCGCATCGTGTTGTTGGCCAGCAAAAGCCTTCAACGGCGAGCCGTCCAACGCCTGTGCGTTCTCGCTGGCCGGGTCTTTGGGCTTGTCCACGTTCTGTGTGTTCAGAATCTGGTCAATATCCCGCACACCAATCGCTTCATACATGCGGCGATAGGCCTCATACATGTTGTGCATGTTTGGCGCACTCTGCGCCAACTGCAATTCGGTCTGCGCCATCGTAATACGCTGCGCTACCGAGAAGATATTGGGGTCAGAGACAGGAAGAACGTCCACCCGATCATCAAAGTCCTTCGCCTTGATGTAGCGGCTCTCACCGGGCACATCGTACGGGTACTTCTCAGGCAAATACTCTGCAAATCCTTCAGCCAACAAACGGAATTCAATCTTCTGGCTGTAGTGCAAGCGCTTGTGGATGCTCGACATCACTGCGCTGCCCTTTTCCAAGAGCGCAATCGTCGTACCCACCGCTGCATTCTGGTTGCTGTCGCCCACTTGCATGTCCGTGATGCTTGCCAAGCGTCGGCCAGCATCCACACAGAAACCAAGCAGTGAGAATAGCGTCTGGCTCGGCTCTTTATACGGCAGCGGCAACAACGTGCTTTGCAAATCCGCACCACCCGCATCAATATCCCTGAATTCGCCCGGTTGTAGCGGCACATCATCGTTCATGATGCGTGCGCCCTTGGCTTTAAAGCCCGCCGGCAAATTCACCAGCGTTCCCGCATCAACCAACTGCTGCAAAGCAGAGGTGGCTGTTTTAGTCAGGCCGCCAATCAGGTGCAAGAAGCCCAAACCATAGGCTCCGGGGCCTTGAACCAGCAAATAATGCACGTAGTACTGTTTGCGAGCGTAATTTTCGTCGCCTTCCTTCCAGTTTCTGCGCACACCCACGCAAACATTGGTCACTTCATCAATCGTGACGATGTAGGGCACCGCAATCCCAGTCGGTTTGCCATCTTCGTCCTTGTGTTCAAAGCCGGGAAGGTCCAAATCAATCTGGAATTCAAGCAGAGTAATCTCTTCTGGCTCCGTCGTGGGCTGAATGCCCGTTACACGGTCCACTTCCTTCTGAATTGTGCTCTGCGGCACCTCCGCCGGCACTGACGCCTGTGCGCTATCGAGATACTGACCACGCAACACGGCTTTTTTGTAGTCATTCACCGACATCGGAACCCGATGAGTGATGCGCTGGCACTCGCTCATCACCGATGAGCCCTTATAAGGGATGTAGAGGTCATCAGGCGTGATCAATTTGCTGACCATGCGCTTTTTGTCCCAGTCGTAATAGACTTTCTTGAACGCAGAGCCGCCGTAACCAATCCAAAACAGCATCTGATCAAAGTCCGGCGTGTATTCCTCCATCACAGTCGTGATTTCGTAGTTCATGAAGTCACGAACACGCTCTGCTTGCATCAGTTTTTCACGGGTTTCCTTGCCCAAGACCTGTGTGCGCACCGGTCCCTCGGCAGGCATGAGCTCTTTGAGCGCCTGCGACTGAAATTGAACAATGGCTTCGGTCAAAAGAGGGTGCTGCACGCCACAAGCGCCCTTAAAAGGCTTGGTGCGCTCCTCAAAACTGAAGCCCAGCATCTTCAACCCCTTGCCGTACTGCTCTTCCCACTCTTTGCGGGACGATTTATCGGCCTCAAACATGGTCATGAGGTCGCTGGCAATGGTTTGCAGCTGCGCCGGGTCCATGACCTCGGCTAAATTGCTGTCAAAAGGCACATCGCTGTCCTCTTCTTCGCCCAAACCGATGGTCACACCACCGTCTTCGTCGAATTCGATGTTGATTTCAGGCAACGGCCCTTCGTTTTCCTCGATCTCAACGAGTTTTTCACCCGTGGGAAGGTCATCAGCAGTGAGATTTTTCTCGATTGGCATGTTTGTTCCTTACATGTACCTGCGATTGTCGGTGGTTTGGCACCTCGATGTCGCCCTATAGTGAGTCGT